GAGTAGCGGGAGCTACAACTGTCGGGGCCTTAGCCGTCACGTCAATTTCCGGCTCAGGTTTTTTGAAGTACTCAGCGAAGCGGTTTTGTACACGCTTGTCAATCTCGCTGTAGTACTTGTCGCTTTGCGGATCTATCTTATGATCGCGAATAAGCATGTCGCTCACCGCGTAAGCATAGCCCGTCATTTCTTTTTCAATTTCAGATGTACCATCAAACCAAGTATTTCGGTTTGCCCATGATACGGCCTTTTGATCTGGCCCACGTTCAATCTTGGGTGGTTCAACCGTTGGTGCTTGGTAAGCGGGTGGCGTGTATGTGGAATACCGCTCATGCTCATTGACCAGCCGTTGAAGCTTCTCTTGCTGTTCAATGAATTTGTCTGTTTCACCTGCTTCAAACGCTTCTTTCATGACGCGCTTGGTTGAGTTGATTTCAGACTCAGCCCGGTTCTTCGCCTGATCTACAGCGAACTTCTCGGTATTGCCCGCAAGTTTCCTGAGACGCTCATTTTCTTGTGCTACAGTCTCTGCGTAGCGAAGAGCCTCATCACGCTGTCGCACGGCCAAGTCTTTGGTCCTGCGTTCAGCATGCGTCTTGAATGACAAATCCTTAATACGCTTCTGAATATCATCTTTGTAACGAGAGATCTCATCATCTCTGACTGAGATATCATCGTCGGTATCTGTGTATTCAGGCGCAAGAGGCCGACCCCGGTCTTCTTCCGGGGTATCATCCACAATCTCGATCTCGATGTCAGAGGCTTCTTCAGCCTTTTGCTGTGCTTCGCTCATGCCCGGCTAATCCCACGAGGATCTTCTACAACAGCCTCAACCGTGTCGTCATTAATAATCCTAAACTCACGTCCATGAATTTTTACACGGGTACCGCTGTACGAACGAAACACTACCCAGTCACCCTCTTTGCACCAAGGTCCGTCTGGGAACTTCTTGTCATCTTTGTAAGCAATGCTACCCATCTTTAGGACAAATCCAACAACGGTAGAAAGAGACTCACGTTCACGAATTTGCTCTGGCAGGAAAACCCCGCCGTCCGTTTTTTCTTCCAACTCAGGAAGGGCAACCAATAGCTTAAAGCCTTTTGGATCAGGGAGTTGAGTGGCTCCCCTTACTTCTCCTTCAGGCATCTTAATATCTACGTTTAACATATTAGTCCTCTGCACACTGTTAGGGTCGTGTGATACCCAGCACCCACCATGGGCGATCAGTCATCTCGCTTCAGCTTATCGGCCAAATCGAGCAATTCTCTCTCTGCCTTTGCAAGCCCTTCGATTATGCCGACATGATATTTATAGTCAGACCAATCAGTGGCTGAACCTGTAGCAATGAAATCCGCATGCTCATTCATAATCTTGCGGATCTCTCCCCTTAAATAGTCAAAAGCATTGTCAGGCGCTGCCGCCATTACTGTCTCCTCATGGCATCTACGCCAGCCCTGAACGCATCAAGCTTAATCTTGGCTGCGTCAAACTCACCTCTTTGATCATTAGACTGCTTCTGAGAAGCAGCTTTAATCCCAGCATTGACCCCAGCAATCCGCTCCTGAGATGCAATCCGCTCAACCTCAATCTGCTGTTGCTGTTGCCGCAATTGAATATCAGCCTGATCCTTTGCAGTCTTCCGCTGGATCTCTGCCTGCTTATTTTGCATGTCTTGCATCTGAGCCTGTACAACAGGATCTTGCATCTTTTGTTGCATTTCCTGTTGCTGAACTTCAGCTTGATCTTTTTGAAGGAGACGCTGTGCTGCGTCTGCCACCAGTCTAGATAGCTGAACTTCGATATCTTCCGGCAGATGTTCATCTGGCGGGGGCAACTCAACGCCCAATTGGTTCTCAATCTCACGGCGATACTGAAAGCCAATGTGTTCAGAGATATGAGCCATAGCTGCCGCCTGAATGGCGCTAGCCTGGGGAGATTGCCCAACCAACTGAAGGATCTTTGGGTCCTGCATGGCGGTCATGTGAACCTTAATATGGGCTTCATGATCCTGGTACAGGAACGCTTTAACGGGTTTGCCCGTCAAGATTGCCATGTTTTCGGATACTGGGTCCATGGGCTTCTTGTCATCAGCAGACGGGATAATCTTACCTGGATCCTGAACCCCAAGCACGGTCAGCATCTGTCGATGAAGTTCTGGCAGATCATATAACTGAGGCGCTTGTTGAGCCAACTGAAGAGCAGCCTGATACTGAACCACACGCTGAGACAAAGACGCAGCATTCGGGTCAGTCACTGGGATAACATCAATCCGCCCATCGTAGTCAGCAGTGCGGGTCGCATCGATGTCCGTGTCATACTCATACTCACCGGGCATTTGCTCGTGGATAATATCCACAAGCAGATCCAGTTCCTGCTTCATGGAGGCATGTAGCCTTGCCTGCACCGCAGACATGACCTTCATTGCCCGCTCCATGAGAGCTAGTGTGGTGCCGACTGGAGCGTTCTGATTGCCATCGCCAATCTGAAGATCAGCAATAGAAGCAAACCTGCGGCCTTCTTCCACCAAAGTCCCAAGGAGTTGAGCAAGAACCTGAGACGGCTCCTTATATGGCAAGAAGGTAATGCTGTCCTTGATTGCCCCCGAAGGAACGTCTACGTCCCGGAACTCGCCGGGCATAAGGGGAGTGCTGTCGCCTTTAATACGCAAGCCCCGCGCCTTCAGACCGGCGGGCAAGTTAGACAGTGTACCGGCGTCAACAAGCTGGCGAAGAATAGACGTGGCTGACTTGGCAATCCCGCCAACCAAGTGGATCAAACCAAAGCCATAGAACCCAAAACCAGGGATATATGTGTACTGAACAAAGTGCTGACGCTTCAGCTTCAGCGGGTCGTCTTGGTTCCAGTTCCGGTAAATCGACAGGATCGTGCCTGTAGATTTCTCCACCGTGACCACATACGGCAGGGCAATACCTGTCGGCTCACCATCCTTCCCAATATCCTCATAGCCAGGGACATCAAGATCAACATGGATCTCCAGAAGAATATGCCGGTCATCCGTGTCTATTTGCTCTTCACCAGATAACTTATCTTTGGTCCTCTGAATGTCATTCCTGTCCGGGACCGGGGTAGAAAGATCAATATCACGGTAGAAACCAATGACTTGCAGTTTGCGAATTTCGTTCTCATTCTTCCGCATGATGTGGGTATAGCGGGGGGAGGTCATGAGATCTGACGCCCCGTATGGAACCACAAACTCTTCAGCAGGAACATAAATGGACGAAGGGCGACCTAGGGTCGGGTCGTAGTAGACCTTCTTAAACGCCGCGCCAGACAGGGGCAAAGCAAAGAGCATACGCTCATGTTCGCTACGGTAGTCGGAGATCTTCTCTGTCAGGAAGTAATTAAGGTCTTCTTTGACCCTTTGTGCCTGACGTTCACGCTCTGGCGTGGTCTTGCCCACAATCTTGGTGCGGACTGGACCGCCTGCGGGGAAGGTCTCCATGATGGACTGAGACTGAAAGCGTACAGCGGCTTCTGAAAGAATAGGGTGAAACACACCACAGGCCCCAGGCCATGGGCTAGAACGGTCTTCAATCTTCAGACCCAGGAGATCCAGTCCCTGCTTGTAGGTCCGTTCCCAGTCTTCCCGCGAGCGGAGGTCTGACTCGAAGTCAGAGATAAGCTGTTGACCAATTCCGTGAAGCTCACGCTCTTCAATATATTCAGCAAGGTTTGCCCCAAACCCAGGCTCAAGCTGTTCAGAAAGTTCAGGACCGAGGATAACAATGGCGCCTCCATCTTCGGTCTCAATAGAAACGGCGTCTGGATTGACGATCTCAATCTCAAGCCCTGGCTCAGATGAGTTACCCAGAGGATTAAGAGACTTGTCTATGGACACAACATATCCCCTTAATAATAATCAGCGCGGCGCTGCATTGGTGCATAATCCTCTTCGTAGTCAGATGGCAATCTAATAAATCCACCCTGCCTATACCTCATGAGAGCCATAACCACGCTATCCACAAAGTCATCATGGCTTCCATTTGGGAAGGAGGCGCATTCCTCAATTACCTCGTCCGCCCACTTAGTCTCAGGACACCATACCATACCGGATGAGAAGATGTCAGTAATACTGTTTGTCCTCATGATCTTATCGCCAGACGCCCTGGTGGGGGTAAACTCTGACACCGGGATATCCATTTGACGCAACTCATGAATGAGGGGCAACCCCGAAGCCTTACCTTCAATCAAGAAGGTGTCGGGTTGCCACTCCATATAAACCTCTTTGGCTCTGGCCTTGAGTTCTGGAAACTCCATACGCTCCTTAAATGCATCCAAAAGAATTATATTACTGCTTGAACCACCAGACTCATTCTCATTGTCAAATACTCCCCACACAGTAAATGCTGTATAGTCAGATCGATTGTTCTTTGTGAATGCAGTGTCAGCAGATACAATTACATATTCATAATCTGGTGGTGAGTTTTTCTCCCAGCGCCGCCACCATTCTCGTTTGAGGATTGCCCCCTCTTCATTGGTGGGTTGCTGTTGATACTGGGCGTTCCACTTGGCTGTGGGCAATTCTGACTTGAGAGCCTCAAGAGCCTCTTTGCTCCAGTAGCTCGGCCAAAGGGGGTTGCCCGAAGGTAGTATCGCTGGCAACTCAATCACTTCCCATTCGGACGTGCCGTCACGATCCATGGAGGTTTGAATTAATCTGCCGGTCAGATCTCGTTTAGCCCACCGGGTCATGACTATCACAATGGCTGCATCTGGTTGAAGGCGCTGGCGAGGACCAGAGGTGTACCAGTCAAAGACCTTGTCATAGATCGACGGGTCACCAATGGCAGTCACAGCCTGCTGTTCAGTATGCGGATCATCAATAATGAATAGGTCTGCACCCTTACCAGCGATTGCTCCGCCAACACCAACGGCGAAGTACACCCCACCATCTGAGGTATTCCACCGGCCCGCAGCCTTGCTATCAGACTGCAATTTCAAATTACTAAAGACTTCCTTGTAGTCCTGACTGTCCACAAGGTTCCTAACCTTACGCCCGAAATCCACAGCCAATTCAGCAGTGTGGGTTGCCTGAATAATCTTCTTCCCTGGATTCTTACCAATAAACCACGCAGGCAAGAGATAAGACGCAAACTCAGACTTGGTGTGACGAGGCGGCATATTGATAATCAGCCGCTTACAGCGGCCATCTAACACCCGCTCAAACGCCTCAGCCATGATCTCATGATGCCTACTCTGAATAAACGCAGGCCACATCCGCTTCACAAATGGTATAAACTTATTCTTAGACAGATCCTTATCCTTAGCCTCCTCATAGTCCTCAAGAAGCTTAAGAATATCCCGCTGCTCCTCCAAAGGAAGCTTACCAATCTGGTCTAAGATCTGAGCAACGTCCAAATCAAACCTCTGAAAAAGCCCCTCCCCCAGAAAGGGGAGGGGAAGGTTAGGGAGGAAACAACGAAAGGACGCAAGCCACAGCCTGCGATTACAACCTAGTCAATGCTCATTTGCGTTGGCAAGTATAAACTTCACAATACCACCAACAAACTACGCGACTTACCCGGCTGGTTCTTCAAGAACCCGCGATTAACCAATGAATAAATAAGTCTATGGACATTACTCTTGGAAGCAATACCTAACCCAGAACCTATATCTTCATATGATGGAGAATAACCATGCTCCTCCCAGAACTTCAAAACAAAATCAAGAACCTGCTTTTGTCTTTTTGTCATTAGCAATCACCTCCTGCGCTACAATCAAAGCCTTCAATGTGGCAGGACCACACCCAGGCTTCGCCCTCAACTCATCCGGGGTTGCCCCCAAGAAACTGTCTACACCCTCAAACTGCCTCATCACGTCCTCAGCAGAAGCCTCTACACGCCCGTTAGGCCACTTCAGGCTACCCCAATACCTCAAACACCACGGAAGCACCTCAGCAGCCTTTAAAACAGGTTCTACGGGGTGTTTAGTTGCCCTCCGCACAGTGACCATAGACCTCAATGCACGGGCAACATTGTGGCACAACTCCATGTCAGCCACCTCAGCAGCCTCCAGCAAACCATTCAAATGCGCTTCAGCCTCACCCATAGTATAATGTTTATATATATCCTTCATACTCTACCTCCTCTTCCTAACTAGTAACTCTATTACCGAAGTAGGTATCCTCTTACCCTCAATATCCTCCTTAAATACCCTCTTCTGTACCATAGTAATGTACCGTTGTTCTTCTAGATCTCTAGCTTCATCTATAGACATAATACTATTATCTACAGAATACCATTTACCATACTCTGTATAGGCTATTACTACCCAATCCATAGGCAAGTTATTCAAATCTATCCCTGAGTCAGACATATTGTTCCTCAATTACTAAGTAGTTCTAGTAGAGAACAATAGAGAAACATCAGGTGTTTGGCAATCAACTACAGGTTGAAGAAGTTTTGAGCAAATGACCAAATTCACGGGGCAAATACCAACCATTGCGCGAAAAATTTGTATATACCCGGTTGAAATATGGTACCTACAAATTGATGGGGGGTGGTTTCGTATATCAGAGTGATGGGAATTTGGTTGGGAAAATTGAATAGGGGGGGGTGAGGGAAAATATAATCGTTTGAGTGGAATAGGTTAGCAGAAATGTATCGTTTGAGTGGAATAGTATGTATGGCGGGTGGGGGGACCCAACTCGCTAGCTGGTGGCCCCCTACTGGGTGGGGTCAGAGGCCACCCCAATCGACCCCTGAGACCCCCTAACCCATTGAAATCGTTGGATTATCCGGCAAGTTTCGCCAACTTTTGTTTGATTTCCTCGTGAATTGCCTCGGGTGTCTTCTCTTCTCTTGTTGTAGTCTCGACTTTATCAACGAACAAGGAAACGTCCGTCATTTTCCCGAGCAATTCCAAGGCGCGAACCCTGACTGATGCAGGGTTTTTCGTGTCGTTGGCTTCTATTTGCAGGCGTTCAATCACTCGGGCCTTGATGAATGCGGCGTCATGCGATGATCTATCCCGTTTCCGCTCAATTAGTGCATTGATCCTCGCGGCAATGTCCGGGCGTGCCAATAGTTTACAGGCTTCATTATGAATGGTGTGCGGCGCCATGTTCTCGGCATTGTATGCGCTGCGATAAGCGTCCGCCCCTGTCATTAGTTCCGCCATGTTCTGGCAGAAGGCTTCTTGCTTCACGGTCAAGCCTTCCGCCCCTTTGCCCTGCCCTTTCGCCAAGGGGATGACATTGCCACCCTCTACTACTCGCAAGGGGGCTTTGCCCTTCTTTCCCTTCCCTCTTCCCTTTGTCTCTTCCATCCGCGCCATCCTGCCCGGCAAGCCGGGGTTCCTGCGGCAAACATCCCTTAATCGCTTACCAGGGATGCGGGCCTAAGTTATTGATACTTACCACAGTGACCCCTTAACCCGTTGAAAAACAAGCCTAATAAAATTCTTTGATAAATCTTTGCATCAATTGGCTGCTAACCTATTGATTTGACCCATAACCCACTGAAATCCCAAGTGAATAAATTATACTTGAAATACTCGGGTGACATTCCCATTTGACTAGTCGTGACCGGGACACTTCCGGTCAGGTTCTTTGACAATCAAATACGGTTCCCTTGGCACGGCGCGAAAGCGCAGATGAGTAGGCCGCGCCAATGGGAAGAAGAGGCCGGGTTCACGGCCGCTAAAAGGAAACCTTGGGTTTCTGCCCCAAAACAAGATGAGTAGGGCAGGGGCGTGGGGATGAAATAGGGGAGAGTAGCAGCAAGCCATGTTCTCGCATGGTGCCTATGAAGGGAACGCTCCCCCAAAAAGATAGAGAAACGGTATCCCCTGATTCTTCCGTATCGCCCGACGGCAAGCCTGCCCAATGCGTCAAGCATGTGGCTCCCTCAGTATTGGCGAATAACGGCGCGGCATTGCCGCAACCCCCCATGGTGCCAAGCCTTCCAACGGCTTGGCGCTGCAAGGGCTGAAATTGAAGGGGGCTTCACCGGAAAGGCGCTGCAATGGTGCGGCGCTTTTCTTGTGAAGGATACAAAATGATCATCGAAATGAAACTCTCAGATACCGCGATGCAGGCTCTACGCGATGCGATGGCGAAGCGCGGACCACGCAAGGGCAAGCTTCTAGCCTCAGCCCCGCCAAGCGAAACACTAGCATATGCCGCATGGCAGGGAGCCATGCTTGCCTGTAACCCCTTCAAAGTGAGCATCATGGCCGCAATGCTTATGAGCGACGAGCAATTGAGGGTTTACAAAGAAGTGCGGGATTTATTCGATACCATGCCGCGCAATGTCCAAGCCGCAATGGATAAGGATCGCGCTGCTCTGGAAAGCTTAGGGGTTTGGTAAGGAGAGGGGGCTTCAAGCCCCCCGCCCTCCGATCATGTCAGCAAGGCATGATCCGGCGGCGACAATGCCGACAACGAAAAGGGGAACAAAATGAAGATTGAAACTGGCGCCATTCTATGGCGCGGCGCATCCGAACTAACGGGTGAGCCGATTATCTTGGTGGCAACCGGGTTTGATGGCGCAAAAAACACCAAAACGGGGGCTGGCCTAATCCAGACATACATCATCCGCGACGACATGGCGCCAGCCTTGGCAAGCCAGACCGGGGCGGACAAAGCCATATGCGGCGATTGCGGCCATCGCGGCACCTATGCGGACGGCTTGCGGGTTGAAGGCTCGCGCAAGTGCTATGTCAATCTCGGCCAGGGTCCAACAATCATATATAAATCAGTCGCCAAGGGCATCTATCCTGTCGTGCCGGAAAGCGAATTGTCTGACGTGTTTGACGGTCTAATGGTGCGGATTGGCGCCTATGGTGACGGTGCCGCCGTGCCAGCCCGAATCTGGCATCTTATTCTAGCCCGGACCATTGGCCGAACGGGTTATACCCATCAATGGCGGGACCCGCGCTTTCAATATCTGAAAGCTTACGCCATGGCATCCGCCGATAGTGAAGCGGAAGCCCGCGAAGCATGGGCAATGGGCTGGCGCACGTTCCGGGTGGCTCCCGCCGTGGGATGGGCAAAGCTTGAAGGCGAAGGCCTATGCCCTGCCAGCTATGAAGCCGGAAAGCGGGTGCAATGTGACGGTTGCAAGCTTTGCTCAGGCACCGCCGGACATGGCAAGGCATCGATAATGATCCCGGACCATAGCGTAGCAGGCACCGCCGCAAAACGCCGCGCCGGACTGATGCCCGCCTTGAAGCGCAACCCTAACACGGTGATGCGCCGCGCCGCATAACACGGGGGGGGTGACCCCCCCCTACCGGAAAACATCGCAATGGTGCGGTGCTTTCTTGTGGGGAACGATTATGAAAAAGAAAACAGCCATAGCACTAGCTCGATCCGAATTCTCGGAAGTGCATCAGATAACGCCGGGGACTAGGGGGTGGGGATATCGATCATGGGATGCGAAGGCGAAAGCCTGGAGGAACAGCCCAACCTACCTTTACAACGCCGCGCGCGAAGTGCGGGCCGAGATGATCGCAACAAGGGCTTACATCCTGATGGGCGGTGATTTCTTTGATGCCTGGAATTGTTTTCAAGGAGGATCAATCAGCGACAGATTGAACGGGATGCTGCACAAGTATCCGCTCAAAGAATATCTTGAGGCGGGTTGAACAAGGAGGGATGAACAATGGACACGCAACTATTGATCGAACTGCGGGATGTTTACGGCGAGACCAAAGCTTATCCCGCCAATGAGCAAGCCAAGCTTTTCGCTGCGATGCTTGGCACCAAAACGCTAACCCATGAAAAGCTTTGCCTGATCGAAAGGCTAGGCTTCACCATCGAAACAAAGCAAAGGGGCTGGAAATGATGAAACAAATGGAACAAACGGGGAAAGACATGGAAAAACTAGACGCAGCCCTTGGCAGGCTGAAAGAAACCATTCGTCAGCAATTGCTTCGCGAGCTACGGGGGGCTGAGGAAGCCCTCTATCAGGCGGAATATGATGATTTCGCCTACACAAACGGCACCTATGACCGGGCCAGGGCGGCTGTCGTTGAAGCAAAGCGCAAGCTTGAGGAGCTGAACAAATGAGAGAAACCAAGGCGGTGCGGGTCAGGATCAAGCTGACCGATAACCAACCATTCCCGAAAGATTTATTCATCGAAGTGGATGACGCCGTGACATATGAACCCGTCTCTGCCTTCGCATCCCTGAAGGCAGCGCATGCATGGCTGACCGGCGAAGGATACCGATACATGAATGGAACGAATGGAGTGTGGGCAAAATGAACCGGCAGAACACCATCCTGCCGGTCACCGGCAAGATACTGGGCGGGCTTCTATTCGCGGCCTGCCTGCTACTAATCCTGACGCTTGGAACAATCCTTCTTGACTAAGCGTTGACAATCAAAAGGACAATCACTACATAACAATTCAGGACATGATCCTGAAAGGGGAAAACAATGAAGCTTCAACATGTTAGCAGCGCCATCGACGCTGTCATATCCGCAAACGAAAAGGGAAAGCACCTCGTGCTTTTCCTGCACGGGTCTCCCG